TGAACTTTCGGTCTCATAAATCTCGGCGTGTTGCTCACCGTATTTTTCATACTCAAGGCCAAACAGAGCATTAAGCCCCGGAAGCAGTTCTTTGAGTAGCTGTGCACGTGAAATAGCCATGTTCGTCTACTCCTTAAATACCAGTGTTCACAGAGAAGCTGTGGAAACCGGGGTTGATTTTAACCAGCACGTCGGGGAACGCGTCAGTGATGGGGGAAACGAACGACACGACACGCAGAGCGGCTGATACAGTAACCGTTGTAGACTCTATCGCGCTGGTTGAGTTGCCAGTACGGGTACTGCCCGTAGAACTACTCTGTACAGCGGCGAAGAACGAGTTAGCGCCAATTGTGGCTTGTGTGGCAGTGCCATCAAGTTGCGCTTGGAACAAGACCATAGGGTCATCCACAACGAAAGCCTGTACCACGCCGGTAGTGTTGGCGGGGTAGAACTGACTAAAAATCACTTGCCCTTGCGCGTTAACAAAACTACAACCGACGAATACGCCAATTGCGCCTGTGACGCTGGTGGAGCCTGTGGGCCAGTCATTAGTGGTAGCATCTGCACCGGTAGCGGTGACGATGTTGATAAAACCGCTGGTATTGCTGTACACAACACTTCCGTAGAAGATGTTGGAGGCAAAGCCAGAAGGGTCGATCAAGTATGTAGAGAAGGCGCCCGCGTAGGGCAGTCCGTCTACACGTCTAACGGGCCGAAGCCCGTACGGTGCGGCAGTTGTAGCCATGATAAAATCCTCAAATTAACCTTTACCGAAAGTTACCGAAGACTTTCGCTCGCTAAACAGCGGCATCCTCGGGTCATTTTCACGCATCAGGTTGCTGTCCACAGCACGCATCTGGGATTGGGTTTGGTTACTGTAGTATTCAGTCCGTTCCGCAATCAACTCTTCTGGTGCTTTACATAACATAAGACCGCCAATCACGACATTATCCTTAAAGCGTTCGTTCTCAACGCCTATCATAAAAATCTCGGGGTGATCTTTAGCTAGTACGGGTACCCAACCTTCACGCAGTTTTGAAGAAACATTCGTGGCATCCGCCTGACCTTGTGTGCTTACGCGCACCCAGTGGAACCCATAACCCGGTTGGGGGTTAGGGGAGGGCAGAACTTCGGGGCGTTTCCACGCCTGTTTACGAATATTCTTATCCCGTGTGAGTAAATCACGATCTAATCTGTTGTCAGCCATTCCTATTTCTCCCTCAAAAGTGCAGCCTGTTTGGCGTATATTTCTAGTGGTACCCCGAGTTTTTTAGCGATAGCTACTTGTGATTGCGTTAGCCTAATTTTCGTAGGCGCTGTGCTCCGCGTAGCGGGAGCAACCACATTGCTTGATCTTTTTCTGGGTACTACTGTTTCCCCATCGTCACCGTCAAAGTGTTCGGGGAATTTCTCGCGCATACGAGCGTTAATGATCTCGTAGTATTTGTCTGATCGGGGGTCAACCCCTTCCTTCTTAAGTTTTGTGTCCAAACCCAGCGCATGTCCGGTCATTTCGTCGTCTGAACCGAACCAAGGGTTCTTTTCAGCCCAAGCATCGGCGATTTCGTCTCGAACAGGTTTGCTTACGTTTGGTTGCTGGGGTACTTGTACATCAATTTCTTTAGTTTGTAAAGCCACTGGTTTGTAGTTATCTACGCGATCCGCCCTGATTTTGGCGGTGGTAATCGACTCTTGTGCGTTTGCAATGGCCTCGGAATCTCCAGCTTCATACGCTTCACGGTACTTGCGCTTAGCGTCTTCCATTTCGGCGGCAACAACTTTCTTTGCTTGGGCGACTAACAGCGTCTGGCTCGTGTTAACAGTGCCCTTGAGGGTGTTATTCTCTGTTATCAGCTGTTTGGCGTAGGACTCCAGTGCTTCTCGCTCTCTAAGCGCTTGTTCTTTTGCACGGCGCTCGTCATGGTAACCCTTGTTAAAGCGATTGATGCGGGCCTTAACTTTCTCTGAGTAGCTTTCCAACTCTTCATCACTAACTTCTTCAGGCGGCTTAGACGGCTTACGCCCGCGATCTTCCAATGGAGTGTCGTCTTCTACCTCAATTTCTATGTCCCCAGCCTTTATTCGACTGGGCACCTTTATATTCTCTCGGGTTTTGTTGCCCTCAATTTCAAGGTCCCCTTCGTCGTTGGCGTCTAACTCTACGCTAACGTCCACTTCCCCAGCACCAAGCTTTTTGTTAGGGTCCGGAAATTCAAATTTTACTTCCTGCATGGCCATGATGTTTTCCTTTTATGCACGCGTAATCGCACGCGGATCGTCTACAACGGCTTCGATAGAATCGTCGTTCATGATTCGATACTCTTGGCCCCCCAGTTTAAAGCGTGTACCTGTGTTAGCCCGGAACATCACATAGTCCCCGCGCTTGCACCATGCCCCCGTAGGGAACCTGTCTTTGTCCGTATAGGCTTGTTCGCCCATATCCAACACCAGACCAACGGTTGAAAGTACGTACTCCTCGTGCAGAGTTTTACCCGCTTTAACAATCCCGCTTCCTGCAAAAGTTTCTTCGACGTTGGGCAGTGCAATCAGCAAGCGATACCCCACTGGTTTTGGTATCTTGGCCTCCAGAGCCGCTTGCTCTTTGGCCTCAGTAGCAATTTTATCGCGCCTCTTCTGTTCAAGAGCGGTTAGTACTTCCTCTGAAATAGCTGTTTTAACCATAATCTTGGTCCGCGTAGTTTTTCGCAAGGTCTTGTATCTCTATCTGTGCGGCGGTTAGACCCCGAATTACCCCACACGATTCTCGGTAGTCCGCGTAGTCTTTTGCCCTACCCTTTACCAAGAATTCTTCGTTTGAGCGTTTAAGCTCAGTTAGTTTGTCGCTCAGCACGTCAAAGACGGTTTTACTCATGGCTACATGCCCTCTGGACCACGGGGTTGTTGCGCTGTAATGGAAGCTAGTATTGCTTTAGCTTCATCCAGATCGTTCCTTGCTTGCGCTTGGTCTGTCTGTGCTGCCACACGAGTGGCTTCAAGCATGGCGGTAGTGTCAGCCTTCTTTCTATCCAGCCCCAATCTTGCGGCCGCAAGGGCTGCGTCGTTCTGATCTTTCTGAGCTTTACGCTGTATGTCGGAACCCTTTATCTGCAACTCTTGCATCTGCATCTGGATAAGCGGGTCTTGCGCTTGTTGTTGCGCTTGTTGTTGCGCTTGTTGTTGCTGGTTAGCCTGAGTAAGCTGAATTGCTGCGGCTGACTGCAGCTGGGCCAGCTGGACCTCAAACTCTGGCGGGAGCTCTTCGTTGTAGGCGGGCAGCGGAGCACCAATCTTGATCTCGATCTGCTGGCGGTACTGGAATGCAACGTGCTCGGCAATGTGTGCATGCAGCGCAGCCATAATCTGCTGAGCCATGGGGTTCTGCCCAACAGCTTGCATAATAGCAGGGTCCTGCATGAACGCTTGGTGGGTAGCTATGTGGGCTTCGTGCGACTGATTTATAAACGCTTTTATGGGCTTGCCAACTAGGGCGTTCATGTTCTCGCTTACAGGGTCAATCGGCCTCACGTCCTTATCGACAGGCACAATTTTGTCCGCGTTTTTTATACCCAATACTTCAATCATCTGTCGGTGCAGCAAAGGTAGGTCGTACACCTGTGGAGCCATAGCGGACATTTGCAGTGCCGTTTGGTACTGGACAACCCTTTGAGCCATGGTTGAGCTGTTGGGGTCGCTTACTGGAATTACGTCTACCATCGCGTAGTCCATTCTGCGGGCCCGCGGTGTGCCACGCTCTGGCTCGTACGAGTAATCTTCTGGGGCGTAGTCAGCAATGATGTTGCGTAGGAGTTTAAACTCCTGCTTCATTGCAAAATGGACCCTAGCTTGCACTGCCGCCATCGGTTTTAGTGTGCGCTCTAGCAGGGCTAGGGTGGTCCCCACTGGCGCGTTTGCACTCATATCACTGATATTCATGTCGCTGATTGCGCCTAGACGCCGACCTTCCTCAGTAATCTGCTGCAAAAGCGCCAGTAGGGTCTGGCTGGGCTCTTTATAGGGGAGCGCCATAATATTGTCGCGTATAGAGCCCGAAGGGACGTCAACATCCTTCCAATCACCGGGTCCTATGGGGGTATCGTCACCTTTTATACGCAAACCGCGCGTTTTTAAGCCCCCGGGGAGGTTAGACAGGGTTCCGGCGTCAACTAATTGACGAATTATGGACGTCCCTGCTCGAGCATACCCGCCAATGATATGAATCAAGCCCAACCCGTAGAATCCAAAGCCCGGGACGTACACGTAGTGCACAAAATGCTGCCTTTTTAGCCTTAATGAGTCTTCTGGGTTCCAATTTCGGCGTACGGACAGTACCTCTCCAGTGCCTTTTTCGATGGTAACCACGTACGGCTTGGCAATTTCGTCATCTTCGTCGTCGTCAACCCCCTCAATCACCATGTCTACATGGATTTCAAGGAAGGCGAACCGGCTATCCGAGGTCAGTGTATATCCAGATTGTTCCGCTTTAGCCTCTTCTACGTCGGTAAAAAAGGAAACTGGCTCCCCAAGCTCAACGTCGCGGTAGAACCCACTGGCTTGCAGCTTAATCACTTCGTTTTTCGTCTTGCGCATGATGTGCGTAACACGTTCAGCGGACTCAATATTGGACTCACCGTACGGCACAACGACATCTTCGCCGGGTATGTACAGCGCAACCTGTCGCCCTTTGGCTGGGTCGTAATACACCTTCTTGAACGCCGAACCGGCTAGGCCAAGGCTGTACAGAAGGCGCTCATGCTCCGGGCGGTACTCAGCCATCACCTCGGTGATCTCGTAGTTCATGTCGTCTTTTACACGTACCGCAGCGTCTTCTTTCTCCGGCGTAACTTCCCCAATAATTTTTGTCTTCACGGGGCCTGCAGCAGGGAAAGTCTCACTCATTGTCTCTGCTTGGAACCGAATGGCCGCCTCTGCAAGGATGTTACTGTACGCACCGCACGCATTTTCCCACGGCTCTGTACGTAGCTCATACTTGAAGCCAAGCACGTCCAGCCCCTTGACGTACGCGTCTGCCCAATCTTTGCGAGACTGTATGTCGCCGTCAACCGCCTCAATCAGTTCACTCGAGATAGTCTGCAGCACGCCCTCGTCTAGGTACTCAGCAAGGTTCGCGTCGAAAGGGGCACTCTCTAGGTCAAGCTCCTCTTCCTCGTCACCCAACGTAATTTCAACACCACCGTCGTCCAGCTCAATTATGGTGGTCGTCTGCGCAGGCTCTTCCCCGTTGAGAAGCAACTCCACGCCTACCATCTGACTGCCTTCGATGTCATCGCCAAAAAGCGAAGGGGTCATATTTTTCTTAATTGCCATTTAGTGACACCTCAGTAATGTGTATGGGCGGCTCTTTTGGCCCTTTGCAACAGGTTTGCGGGGTGCTTACCGGCCCAATCTTAACCCCAAAATCAACGTCCCCTTTTTCCATAAAGGCTTTAACCTGCTCCGGTGTCGGGGCGTCGTAAGGTCCGGTTCTCCAACTGCGCCATATCGCGGGGATCAACGACCGGTACTGGCGTGCGACAAACACAACTCGTTTTGTAAGTTTCATTAATAGTATCCACCAGCACGTCTTCTGTATGAGGGAGTCGCCTCTTCCTCGTCGCTTGGCAGGTGCAAGAACCCGCCCTGTCTGAACCGCATTAGCGCCATTATAGTGGAGTCGACATAGTCGTCGTGGTCTCCAGCTGGGAAGCTTGCAACCTCGTCGAC